GCAGTGGGTGTATTGAGGAAAGAAGTCGAACAAGCAGGATAAGCGTTTGCACCGACAGTAGTAGCGGTTCCTAATTCCCAATAAATATGTTTTACAGAAGAATTATCATCAGCGCAAGCATAGACAACTACGAGTGCTTCTTTACCACTGGTAAGGGCGGTGTGAGAACCTGCGGCACTTGCACTACTGGTATTCAGCGTGTAAGTTGTTGTTGCACCTACACCACCTGCAAACTCATACATTACTCCATCAAGAACAACATATCCTCCTTTTACAGTGAAAGTAGTGCCACTTGCGTAATTGACAGCACCGGGTAAATTAGCAGGTGTGTTCCTGCCACCTTCACCTACAGAGGTGTCGTCATACATGATGATACCATTACCATGCACACCCTCTATCATGTTGGTAAGAGTGGGTGATAAGATGTGGTCGCCGTCGCCTAAGCCATCAACATTCGTCGCTGTTGATACTGTCAAGTTATGATTTGTATGCCCCGATACTGGATTCCCTGCCATGTCATGCCACCTCGATTAAGATTTCAATGTTAATTTCATTTGCTGATGTTTTGATGATTGGTTTAGTTGTATAGCGAGCGACTGGTGTGAAGTCGGAAGTGCTTCTATTTTGTATATACACCTCACGGATGCTATCAGTAAACGAATTATCAGCACTCATTGATGCTTCAACAAGAAGGGCGGTGTCGTCAATAATCGTCACTGTTGGCGTGAGAACAATAGCAGGGCGACCTGCCGCACCATCCTCCGCAGTAGCAGGTGTTCCGTCGAAACCCACCACTACTTCGTTGATAGTATCAGCGATGGTTTGTAGAAGCAAACGGCGTATGTGATTTGATACAGGCATGTCAATATCTCCTAATCTCGGTCTTATTCGCCCCTATCGGCAACCCTTCGCCACCAATTTTGCCTCTTGTCTTCGTGCCTTTAACCCCTCCGATTAAGAAGGCGGTGTTATGTACGCCACGCTCGGTTACTTGAGAAGTGATACGCAACTCTATTTTACCGAACATTGACAAGTTTTCTTCTACAATTTGCACATAATTAAGCGGTGCTTCTCCACTGGAAACAGAGGTTGCACCTTCACTAATTCCTTGTAACACTCCTTCTATTCCCGATTCAATGTTAAGTAAAGTAAGGTCGGTTGTTCCTACAATCGGCATGTGTCTTGCTTCTGTAATGACACGAGTTTGACCGTCATACTCAATAGTCATACCCGGTCTTAAATCAGTGATACCGGGGTGTCCTGTGCTACTGATAGAGCCAGCCGTCAAGGTGTTACCCCGTAAGATTTGACGAGCAACTTTTCTTGCCCCATTGGTAGAACGCACTGTCATATCTATAACTGGTGCTGGTTCTTCTCGTATCTCACCATTAACACCGCTTTGTCTTTCGGTGTCATCAACGGTAACAATAACCAAATCATTCAATGCCATTGGTTGACCTTGTACAGTAACCCGATTAGGTGTGTTATCTACAGGGTCATTGGTTTTAGAGCCAAAGCGTAGATTAGCGTCAACGGTGCGAGTTGCCTCGCTGAATGTGATAGGAACATAGAGCATGTTACCGAAGCGGTCCATCAAAATCATGCGGCTATCATGACGACCGAGAAAGCGGAGGGCGGTCATCAAATTGATGTTTGTGAAGTCTTGACCGAGGAAACGGGTTGAGTGTAACCTCCGACCGTTATTGTTATTGGTTGAACCCATGTTTCGACCAATGTTGAAACTGTTCATGCTGGTAGTAGCCTGTTGTCCTAAACGGATAGCCATGTCTGTTGTTCGTAAGCCTACATCAATTGGCTGGCCCAATTTAACTTCACGCTCAAAGAAACCGAGGTCACTAAGTGTTTTTCCTTTCATGTTCTGTAGGTTCATTAGAATACCAACGGTGCTGGATTCAAGTGTTGAGATAGACAAGCGTTGGGCGGGGTTGTCGGCATTGTAAACAAGCATGGGTTTGTTGGTTGAACTCAATATATTGTCGCCCAAAAACGGCACTGCGGTGCTACTATGCCCCGATGTTTCTTTATGTGTGATTTGAATTGACGACTCACCCTCAACGATTTGATAGCGGGTTTCGGGCATGACTTGGAAAGTAGATGCGTTACTATTTTCAATGGTAACTTTCGCCTGTACACCTGTACTCGTGTCCACCTTTGCATGATGAACGGCGTTGTCAACGAACACCGGCTTACGCACATGGTCCATCACTGCGGCCATGTCGGTACTAAACCGACCAACAACTGTATTCTTTATGACAGCCATCAGCAGTTCCACCGTTTAAGAGAAGCCCCTTTCGGTGTTAATTTACCTTTTTTACTGGTTGGGCCTTTAACACCGGTCATGCGGGCGCAGAATGATTTTCGTCGCTTTGCAGACTTACTACCGGGCTTGAGTTTACTCGGTTTGGTAGTTACAGGTGGTTTGAGATTAGAGCCTTGTTCACGCTTTGCCTTTGCTCGGCCTTTAGCGTTCAAGCCCCCTTTTCGATGATGCTTGTTGGGATTATACCCATGAAACGGTTTGCTCTTTTTCTTTGCTTTTAGCAAAGCCCAAGCCTCGTTCATTGGTTCCATCATGCGCCGTCACCACTGTGGTCTGTTGAGTTGTAGGAGACATCCCCTTTATGTCCTTTTGGATGAAGAGACTGGGAGAAGCGTGGTTGTACGCTGTAATCCTTACGAACAACAGCATCATCGTTTTCTACTGATGTACGACGGCGTGATGCGTCGGAACGGTAGTGTTGCAAAGTATTTTCACTGATAATTACACGAGTAACTTCATTGTCAATTTTACTACTGTCAAAGCCGCTATCACCTGTTCCGATAATCTTTGGCCCTTTACTCATAGGCACAGTGTCACTTGCACTGATGTCCATGTAATAAGCGGGTATGTATGGAGGGTTTGTATCGGGATTTGAAGCACGAATATAAGCACCAGCGGTAGCCTTACCATTGTCAACATCATACAAATACAAACCATATTTACCACCAGCGGTAGCACCGAAGTAATTACTACCGTATTGCGGGGCTGATGAGTGCAAGTTGAGGTTGGAACGGAACATTTCGATGTGTTGTTTATCCATCAAGCGAACAGGGCGAATCATGTATGTGATTGTCTTATCAACAACATTCCCTCTTGTATCACCATTTGTATCAGTAAGATACGGGTTGCTACTTTTCCATACAGATGATGCACTGATACCATATTTACTGGCTAAATATCCTTCTACGCTTTGTCTGTCAGTATCACTTAATGCCGAAGAATAAATAATTACCTCCGCCATTTGACCTGTCAGTTCAAAAGAACCAACATCACCCAATATAGGAGTAGCAGTAGTAGCAGTTTTCTTGGTAAACACCGCACTTGATGTTGCGGCAGAAGCACCGTTTACATAGAGAGTTTGAGTAGTTGTTCCACCACCCGCACCATCACTACCAGCCATTTTCAAAGTGACTATCGAAGGAGTATTAGGAACTACAGTATCGTTTCCAGCAGATATTATAGTCTGTCCACTACCTGTTCCTGTTCTCCATTGCCAGTAGTTGGTGCTACCCGACATTCTCGCATACAAAAGCCATCCAGTGTTACCGTTTGTAGTGTCTATTATTCCGTGATAATTACCGTCATCCGAATCAACAGTTGAAACTACAAACACTGTAAAGTTATTCGGGTTTAAATCAGCACTGAAAGGAGTAGATAAAGCGTCATCTCCATCAAAGTGAATAAGTGGTTTGTTATTGTAATCGCTATCACTTGCTACAAAGTCCGGCTGTGAACTTACTGTTCCCTGTGTGAAATCTTTATTGTTACCGCTTACATCCTCCCAAGAAGTTACAGCCGCACCATCAGCCAAATCAAGACTATCGGCTTTTAGCCATAACTCCATATCGGTTTTAGGAATATCTCCCCAACTACTGTCATCAATCGGTGAAAGGTAGTTACGGGTTTCAGCAAGGTAAGTTCCACCAAGCGGGTTGAAGTTGGAGGTGTGACTCATACGCATTGCGCCACCTTGAGGTTGCCCTCCAAAGTTGAGTGCGGTAAGGTCGTAGTTACCAATAGTTTGCGAAGCGGTGGTAAAACCTCCTTGCAATATAACACGCTGTCCTACATTGCGGTCTGTGTGTAGGCTATGCGCCTCGGTGTTGATGATGATTTGATTAGTGTCAACACCTTGTAGATTCTCGGTGTCAAGACCAATACGAGGACTACTGCGACTCACTGCATCCTTATGCGGTGAATCAC